TGACGGCAATTTCATCATACCTATGTGTGATGATGAAGGTAACGATGGCGGGGCGCTTTGGTGTTCCGTTGAAGGTCTGGAAACAATTCCAGTAATATGAATCCCGAAAGGGAGAAAGGAAATAACAATGGGAGAAGTAAACCCAAATGCAGCAAGGGGGTTGGACAAGATACTGCAAGCATGCGCTAATGCGCTTGCTCCGTATCTAGCACCGTACCTCGAGGACCACTACGAAGGCAACTTTGAGGTGGATTTAGACCACTCTGAGATAGCTTCTGAGGTTATAGGTTACATGGATGGCTACGATTTGTATAACACAATAGAGTCGTATGTTCAGGATGAAATCTCTGACTTCATGAAGAATGAGTCATTCACGATTAAGGGTACGGTTCACCATGAGCCAAGCTGACGAAGAGAAACCAAAGTATTGGTTCTTCTGCAAAAAGTGTGGTGATGACTACTACACAGATGACGAAGAGTATGCCAATCGTATGATGGGTTCTAGGTGGAGATGCAGAGCCTGCGTCTATTCATGGCTATGAATAACTATAACCGTTTCGTAGCAGAGCTACGTTTGATGCAATCTGTAGAGCCTCAATGGTTGTCTAACACAATAGTTGATTACCTATTAGAAGATAGAGAGGAGGACCAGGAATGGCCACATACAGAGTTGAGCTGAGTCATACCTTCAGATATGTTGAGGTGGTAGAGGTAGAGATGCCTGACGAATACAGTTACCATATTGCAACTTGTGATGAGGTGTGGGATAAGGCTAGACAGCTTGCAGACCCGCATGGGTGGGATGAACTACCTGAATGGGATGAAGAACCCGCAGAGATATGGGACTGCGTACAAATAACAGAAAGGGAAAAGTAATGACTGACTTTTGGGGTAACCCAACTGATTGGAAGGGAGATTGGATTGTTGATCTCTCATCCATAACAATCACTAATGAAGAGTATGGTAGGTATTTCCGTACCGATGAGACTTGGGAGAAGCAGCAACTGCGATTCTTGCAACACATCTCAGAGTATGGGCTTCTAGACATAGCTCAAATAGTAGAGGGATGGGAGGATGGCAATGCCTGACTATGAAGTAGATGTCACAGTCAGCTTTGACACTCAAATCATTGTGCGTGACTGCACTGATGGCTTTGAATACGGTGAAGCTGAAGAACTGATATGTGATTTAATACGGACACAAGGCCTTCCCAGAGAAGGAATCATGTTTGATGTTGAAGCATGGCAAAGTCTAGAAATAGAGAAAGGAGAAAGTAATGGAAACACCAGTTAAGTTTACTGGAGATAGGAAAGTAACCAATCATGCCACATCACGGGGTGCTTTAGGTGACGATGCTTCTGTCAATGACAAGAACAGCTTCGGTCTATCCGCCAAGCGATGCACGAACAGGACACCGTTCTGCGACTCGTGCTATGCGGAAGCATTGGAACGCTTTCCTACTATACATAATGCGCTTGAGCATAATTGGCAGGTGATTGAACCTCACCTGAACGATGGGTTCAAGTTGTATGAACTGCTTGTGCCTGGAGTGGTTGAATCTATTAGGCAGAAGGAGAAGCGGGGTGTGCCAGAGGCTAAGTGGCAGTTCCGCTGGTTCTGGGATGGTGACATTCCATCTGAGCAGTTCGCATGGGCTATGAATCGTATAGCGTATGCGTTCCCCAAGGTGAAGTTCTGGGTGTATACCAGATGCTTCCAGTATGTACCGCAACTTCTCGGACCAGAGAACTTGGCGGTATACATGAGTACAGACATGTGGAACTACGAGTGGGCGAGAGAAGTTAAGGCCGCTAACCCAGATGTCCAGTATGCGTTCAATGGTCGGGACTGGGAAGAGACCCTGAAGCTTGCCGAGTTGTGTGGTGAGCCAAGAGGCCTCAAATGTCCTGAGCTTGTTGGACGTATTGATCTTGTTGAGTGGTCAACGGAGACCACGAAGGCAGGTAAGCATATCGGTGAAGGTGCTTGCGCCAAGTGTGACTATTGCACAGTTGGTAAAGGTAACGTCCGATTTGCTATTGACCCTAGATAGAAAGGAAAAGAAATGGATGCTATGAGCGAAATATGGGACCAAGCATATGAACTCTATGCTGATCTAGAAGACTTGAATGATGAAGAGTTATTGTCAGTCAGGTTAAATATGAAAGGCAGAGCAAAATCAATAATGAAAATAGTAGAAAGGTATCAATCAAAATGGACAGAAACTTAATAACTGAAGGGTGGGACCAAAGGAATATCACCTGCAATGTGTGCAACACTAAGCAGGATGTGCTTGTTGACCCTGCTCGATGGGCTACATATATGCAAGGTGCGCTGGCTCAGAATGTATGGCCTGAAGCTGACGCTGTGTACAGAGAACAGATGATAGGTCTTCGTTCTGGCTACCATGTGTGTGATGATTGCTGGGATTCAATGGGTAATGATTATGACGACGAAGACTGATGTCACCCCTCATTTGACGTATATGTGTTTTACAACTAGAATTAGAAGATAGGCAAAGGAGAATAAATGAAGAAACAAATGTCCAAATTCTATGGTCTGTGCAATTACATAGCTAACGCTGCCAAGCGAGCAATAGAATACATTGAAGATGGCCAATACAGGAATGCGATAACTACATTGGAATCCATGCGTGATTGGGCCGTTAGAGAGCAAATCAAAGAGTCAGTAGAAGACCCAGGTCTGGACTTGCGAGACTTGAAAGATAACGATTAGATCGGGTAGATGGGGCTAGTCGCTTATCCTTTCGGCGATGAAAAGCAGAATATTAGCCTGTACTGCCTGCCCCTACTACCAAGTTCGCCTATTAACATGAAGGGAGAAAAAATATGAGAGTAGGTTCAGTCTGCTCAGGTATTGGAGGATTGGAACTCGGCTTAAGTATGATAGCCGACACCGAACTTCAATGGGTGAGTGAGACAGATGCGACAGCATCAACAATCCTAGATAAGCGCTTTGATGTGCCTAACCTAGGTGACTTAACACAAATCCAAGACCCACCAGAGGTGGACTTGGTGGTTGGCGGGTTCCCCTGTCAACCAGTATCGGTTGCAAATAGCAACCCGAATGGAAGGAAAGGTATACATGATGACAGATGGCTCATTGCAGATGTTTGCGAATTGGCTGAAAGAGCAGGGGCTCGATGGCTCCTCCTTGAGAACGTCCGAGGACTTCTTACCGCTAACAACGGAGACGCTCTCGCCAGAGTCTGTGCAGAAATGGCCCACAGAGGTTTCGTCAGATGGGAGTGGCGCACTATATATGCGTCCGAAGTCGGAGCGCCTCACCGTAGGGACAGGTGGTTCTGTATTGCTACCAACACCAAGGGCAGCACAGGGCGACAAAAGAAATCAAAGGGTTTGGGAACGTCCATTAGACAAACCGCAGAACTTAGAGAACGCCTTAGCAAGGTTGCCTCTACTGCCTACGCCGACTGCCAGAGATTGGAAGGACAGGGGGAAGGGCATGAATTGGAATCATGCGTGGAAGAAACGCCGACTTCCTGGGGTCGTTATGATGGAGCTATACGAAGATGGGAAGCAATCTTAGGAAGGCCAGCTCCTACTCCTGCGATAGGGTGGAAGATGAACCCTGCGTTTATTGAATGGATGATGGGGTTCCCTGAAGGTTGGGTTGTTCCACGCAAGAGCGACATAAGTTACAGCGGGGCATTGCGATGCTTGGGTAACGCAGTTGTACCTCAGCAAGCAGCGTATGCTTACGCTGACTTGTTTGAGCGAATAAACGAAGGGAGGTGATATGAGCGAAAAAATAGCAGTTGACGCTAAAGCTTTACTGGCTTTGATGGACTCTATGACAGATGTGTTTATGAGGATGGATGAGTTAGTAGAAGCGTTTAACGAGTTCTTGAATGCTAATACGGACGGCATAAGTATGACGTTTGCAGAGGCAGAAGAGAACAATGTAATACCTATAGATAAAAAGAAATTGAATAAGCAACAAAGTGAATTATATTTTAAGGAGGATTAATGCACAATTTAACTAAATTATCAAACGGTCCATTAGGAGAAGAAGCATTTGAAAACAAATGGAAAGGTAACGAAGCGTACCTAAAAATTTCACCTGTGTTAGACCACACCAAAGACATATACTTTATTGAAGGTTTGAAATCTTGGTTTGTTAAGACAAATAAATTAACAGTGATGCAAAGACTTGACCTGTGGAGTAAACGCCTTGAGCGATGGTCTAAGATAATTTCATATTACAAGAGGCAAGCGTTGTATAGCTATGTTATGGAAGAGGGTCGAGGTGGCGTAAGTAGCGCTGCTAGATACCTTAAGATTACACGGCAACGAGCGCACAGTATGTACCAGCAAGCAGAGCAAGAACGTTTGACCCAGTTCACGCCTAGGGAGTTTCTAGACGAATGAATGTTTTAGTAGCGTGTGAGTACTCAGGAACTGTTAGGGATGCGTTCATTAAACGTGGTTACAATGCTGTGTCATGTGATTTGCTTCCTTCAGAAACTGATGGGCCTCACATTAAGGGAGATGTACTAAAAGTTGTAGATGGTAAATGGGATTTGATGATAGCTCATCCACCTTGCACTTTCTTGTCTAACGCAGGTGCTAGACACCTTTACCCCAACGGTGAGTTAAACAAGGAAAGATACAAGGAAGGCCTTAAAGCTAAGAAGTTTTTTATGCGACTATGGGAACAAGATCATATTCCTAGAATCTGTGTAGAGAATCCTATTAGTAGCAAGATATTTGAAATGCCTCCACATACTCAACAGATACAACCATACGAGTATGGGCATCCTTTATCTAAGAAGACCAGGCTGTGGTTAAAGAACCTACCTCCTTTGCAACCAACAAACATTGTAGAGAAGGCAGAAAATTGTCATGGCGCTAAAGGTAGCTGGTATAACCAAGGTGGCTTAGATCGGCAGAAACGCCGAGCTAAATTCTTTCAAGGTTGGGCTGACGCTATGGCAGACCAATGGGGAGGCCTCAATGCTTGAATACAAAGACGCACCATGCGTAGGGCAAACCGAGATATTTTTTAACAACAGAAACCAGCGAAAGAAAGCTCGTGCGAAACAGCTATGTTTCAAATGCCCTCACAAGAAAGAATGCGGTGAATGGGCTATACATAATCACATATTCTACGGAGTATGGGGAGGTATGGACATGAAAGAAATAGACGCACAACGCCGTATTAGAGATATTGTCCTACCCGAGCATTATGGTTATACAAGAGGGAAAACTACGAATAGGAGAAATAGTGCTTGACACGTTGTTGTATAACATATACCTTATTAAAATAGGGTTTAAGAGAAACCCCCTTAAAAGGGTTTCTCTTAAACCCACCTCTAATAATAATAGTTGGGGTCAAGTGTTGTTATTCTCCCTTACACTTGGCCCCAACATAGGGAGAATAACATGGAGATAATAAAGCTACGGCAAAGTTGGATAAACAATTTCCTTCGATGCCCCGAACAAGCCAGGCAAGAGCGTCTCGGACTTGTATACCAAAAGCAAACGACAGACTTGCTGAGAGGTAATGCAGTTCACGCAGCGATAGAGTATGCAGGCCTTACCAAAATGGGTGGAGGAACATACGACCTGAATGAACTGATAGATGTAAGCGACACATTCATAGCTGATAACAGCAATACCATTGATGTGTGGCGTGACGATTATGAGGTGGTTGTTGATACATGTCGTGCAAATCTTACGACATGGCATAGCGAGCTGGACCCTATACTTGAACCCGCTGGGGTAGAGCAGACTTTTGAGAAGTCTATGGGTGTCAGGAATGGGGTTCAGCTCGTTCTTACAGGAACCGCTGACTGGAATGACAAGAGTGGTGTGTTATGGGATTGGAAGAATCCATCACGACATTACCCAGCTTGGGAGAAAAAACGTTGGGATATTCAATCTCACGCCTATACTTGGGCATTGGAGAAAGAACAATTCAACCTTGCAGTATTCGCAAAGGGCGACCTGCAAGTAATAGAGATACATAGATCGGAAGCTGAACACAAAGCTTTTATAGAACTTTGCTGGTCCATAGTGCCGACACTACAGACCATCGAAGAAGCCACAACGTGGCCTCAACGATGGGAAGGGTGGCATTGCTCACCTAAATGGTGTCCAGTATGGCAGGCAGGTAAATGCCGAGGGAAACACCTCGGAAATGAACCCTGGTAAAGGGAGAAAGACAGAATAATGAAAGAAGCAAAAATTAGCGTGACCTTCACGCAGAAAGTATCAGAGCAAGCGTATGAAACGTCAGACTATAGTTTGACAGTTGAAACTACTGTGCCTGAAGCTAATGTGGTAGAGGAAACTCAAGCATTGTTTGGAATGGCAAAATCAGAAGTGCTAAAGCAAGCAGGCCAAGAGTTTGACCTAAGCGACACAGGAGTAGTAATGAGGAAACTCAAAAGTGGTGTTTCCAAACCTACAAGTAGTGCGCCAAGCGCCCCTACGCAAGCACCCACCAATAGTCAGCAAAGTGGTCCAACGGCTAACTCAATAGCTGCTACGCCAAAGCCATCAGGTGGAATGATGACAGGGCGTGTATACAAGCGTCTAGCACAATGCGTAGGTAAGAACGCTGAAATCAATCAAGCAGCGTTTAACATACTCGCCTTTCAACCATCTACATGGGTTGACAACGGTGGAGACATCAAGGTCTATGAAGTCAAAGAGAAATCAGACGGTTCTACAGACGTAGCGAAGAGCGGGAACAACTTCCCTAACTTCTCTATATCACCAGAAGCCTTAGCGATAGTCGGCTTTGACATCAATAAGAACCACGGCATCTGGATACGAGAAGGCGACAGCAACGTGCCTTTGACCGTATGGGATGCAGTTGGGGGACAAACCGAGGCAGATGCAGTTGAGTGGGACTGGTTAGCTCGAAGGGCAGAGCTACAACAGTACGCTTACCAGCCTCGTGGCTGAGGAGGTAGTAACCCTCAGTGATGATGAGATTGAGGCCAGGCTCGCTGGCCTCAATCTTGAAGAAGAGGGAGAAAAATACAAGTTCTTTAGGCCCACATCAGAAGCAGTAGATAAATGGATTACCTATGCCCAAGGTAGCCACGATTGTTTCTACACAGGCTTACAAGCAATAGACGAGAAAATGAGAGGTGTATGGCCAAGTGATGTTCTTGTTGTTACTGGCAGAGCGCACTCAGGTAAAAGTGCAGTGCTTTTATCAAGCATTGCACGAAACTTGCAAGAAGACCCTGACTTTTATTCAGTTATTTACACACCTGACGAACCAGAGGTACTAGTTGTAGCGAAGCTATACGCCTTGTTGTACAGAAGGAATTTAGCACAAGTAGAAGAAGCTTTAAGGCTAGAGGATCGAGATATAATTTCTGAAATTCAAGAAGCTAAAGAAGGCTTTCTAGACAGAATAAAAATCTTTCCAACAGCATTAAGCTTTGACGACATGTCAGAAGCAATGAGGGAATGTGAAGATTACTGGCAACACAAACCACGTTTCGTTATGGTTGACTTCTTAGAACAACTACCTAAAGCTTCAGGTTACGAAGGTGTGTCTAACGTTCTTAAAGGCATGAAAGAGTGGGCTGAAGTAGAGAACTTACCTGTTGGTTTAATACACCAGTCAGGTAAGCAATCACATAGAGGTTCATCTGACGGAATGAACAGCGGGAAATACAACGCTGATGAATATGCCATACAGCAATTAAACGTGTTTAGGAAA